TGCCCCTCTCTGGGGATAGCCCCTAGGCACCGAGGACAGGTATACGGATCATGTGGCATACAAATAGTGTACCATTCTCGGTGATACACTAGAGAGGTACTCATCCGTACAGGTCAAGGAGCACCAGTGGACGCAGACAACATTCAACTCAACCCCCAGACCGTAATCAACGAACTTCAATCACGGCTTAACGCCTTGCAGGGCGAGAACGTCGTGCTGGCAGCGATGGTGACTGAACTTCGTGCCGCTCTGGCTGGGATACAGGACGAGGAGCCCATAGAAGATGGCGAGGCCACCGGGTCAGCGTAAAGCAACGTGGGGCGAGCGGTTTGATGAAGTTGGTTGGCTTGCCGATAGCGATGACGTTTACGAGGCCGCTACTGCCGTAGACCAAATGAATACTGGGTCAGCGAGTACTGGCACTCTGGAGCACACATCGTCTTTGGACGCAGAGCGTAAGGAGGGCTCTAGGTTTGAGGTTGCATACCCAGCCAGTACTCGTGTCGACGCCTACAAGTATGTACCTAACAATGAAGACGAGTTTGATAGTGGCTTAGGTAACCTGTGCGTTAGGTTCATCAAGCAGGGTAACCGTAAGAGAGAGTACGTGTACACCAATGTTCCGTACCACACATACCTAAACTTCCATTCCCCCGGCACATCAAAGGGCAAGTTCATCAACTCCACCCTGAACGCTACAGGGTACCATGAGGCCAAGGACGGCGAGATGGGTTACTTCGCGGACTTCTAGATGTTGTATTGGACTTGGATCGGCTGTGTTACTCTCCTATCCATCATTATTATCATCACTTGGTATGACTCTTACAAGTAAAGTATTAGGGTATAGTCCACTAGTTATTGGCCTGCTGCTGCTTCCTGTACTCCCAGTCTTACAGGGCTGGTGGTTAGTAGGCGGGCTGGTGGGTGCTATTATTAGTTGGTGGTTAGTTCTACGGGATACGCTGGATCTGGTGCAGGGGGTGGGACCTGTCTACTGGTTGACACGCCAGACGACCGTGACGAAGATCGGTCTACAGATGGCTTTTATGAGGGAAACAGACTACCCGTGGAGAACTGGGCGTGGGATTCAGGTTGTGGTCCCGTACCGGACCTTCCAAATAGGTGTTTGTAAACCATCGGAACATTACACAGTGGAAGACGGCCTACTGCATTCATTGGTTGGCCGACGACTTACGGGAAAACCAGAGGAGATAGGCACATGGCACTGAAGTTCTGGCAAGGAGAGAAGGACCACGCAGTCCGCACCTTGGAACGCCCATCTCGGGTCACCAAGATGAGTACCTCGGACTTGAAGGACTGGATGGACATAGAGATTGTGAACTTAGGTCAGGCATACGACCAGTGGCATTTCCACTCCCGTGGAGCAGACGAAGTGTCATCCAGACTGGACATGCTTGCTTCAATGTGGGATGAGTTATCGGAGAGGACAGAGTGAACACCGATCTCCTAGACTCAGAGATAGGCGAAGACGAAGATTTAGATGCTATCGCTGATCTGGATATCGAACTGGACGAAGCGTCGGCTGAGTTTGTAGACGAACTCTGTAAGAAGTTAGTGATCTTTACGGAGGAGTTCTGCGACGTTGAGTTCTTTCCATATCAGGTGCCTATTGCGTATCGTATGATTGAATCTATTGTCATTGGTGATGGTGAAGAACTTACAGTAATCGCTACCCGGCAGAGCGGTAAGTCAGAGGTACTGTCAAACGTCATTGCTTCGCTTATGGTTATCCTTCCCAAGTTGTCAGTGGTGTATCCCTTGTGGCTTAGTAAGTTCAGTAAGGGACTGTGGTGTGGGGTGTTCGCCCCCACCGAGGATCAGGCTGACACAGTGTTTAGTCGAATAGTTACCCGGTTGACCAGTGACCACGCCCTAGCCTTCCTATTGGACCCTGAGATTGACGACAGGGCTTCGTCTGGGGGGGCCCGAGGTAAGGGCAAGATCGTGTCCCTGAAGAACTCTGGGTCTCTTTGCCGGATGCAGACGTGTAACCCCAAGGCCAAGATCGAGTCCAAGACCTACCACTTCGCCATTGTGGATGAGGCTCAGGGGGCCGATGAGTTTGTAGTCACCAAGTCGATTAAGCCCATGTTGGCGTTCAACAACGGCACGATTGCTCTAACTGGTACGGCTTCTCGCACCAAGTCGTACTTCTATAAGATGATTCAGTTTAATAAACGTCGTGACATTAACAATAAACGAGGGCAAAGGCAGTCCCACTTTGAGTACGACTGGCGTACTGCTGCTAAGTACAACGCGAACTACGGCAAGTTTATCAGCAAGGAGAAGGTGCGTATCGGGGAGGATTCTGATGAGTTTCGGATGTCCTACCTCAACCACTGGATGCTTGAGAAGGGTATGTTCGTCACTGAGGATCGCTTGAGCAGGCTGTACGATGCGTCCATGCCAATAGTTCCAGAGTGGTGGCGTACTCCCATTGTCATGGGCATCGACGTGGCTAGGACTAATGATTCTACCGTTGCGACTGCGGTGTGGGTGGACTGGGATCACCCTGATGGGCTGGGATTCTTTGAACATCGGGTGCTGGACTGGCTGGAACTACACGACACTGACTGGGAGTCGCAGTACTTTAAGATCGTTGATTTCGTAAGGAACTACGAAGTAATGCGAGTGGGGATCGACGCACAGGGCGTGGGAGGGGCTGTAGCGGAGCGCTTGGCACTATTGCTACCAGACATTGAAGTTCTGTCTATGTCGTCTGATGCCAAGGCACAGAATGAGCGTTGGGTCCACCTCACGGAGTTGATTCAGAGAACCCAGTTGGTTATACCGGGACACTCCAAGGCTAGGAGGACTAGGCGTTGGAAGAAGTTTAATCAACAGATGTTGGACCTAGAACGTATCAACCGAGGACCATATTTGCTGGCTGAAGCACCGGACGAGAGGGGTGCTTTCGATGATTACCCAGACAGTCTGGCCTTGGCTTGTGCCATGACGGTTCACGATATTATGCCTACAGTGTCGGTAGCGGAGAATCCCTTCTTTGTTTAGTGGTATCATAGAGGACAGGTACCTATCCGTGATCCTCGGAGGATTCCATGGCGAACGTAATGAACCCAACAGTTGCACCAGCACCACTCTTCCCTGAGGTTGCGGGCAACGTCTTTGAGCGCACGATGGGCCCGGATATGCCCGGCCAGCGTGGTTCTCTCCGATTTGAGGAAGGTGTTGCGACTGATACCGATGTTCCAAACGACTTCGCTATTGGCGCATACGTCGACACCTCGTCGGTCCCGGGTCGCCCTAGCCACAACAACCCAGCGATGTTCTACAAGCCAGCCGAAGTCACGATGCAGGAGCGTGCCCACGTCGGCTCCGCTTCATGGATTGAGGCCCCGTCGG